GAGTTTGTCAAGCTTTTCACTGATTTTTTCCATTCTATCCATGAGTCTACCCATGTCATCTTTTAATTCGTTCTTTGTTACGTAGTCTTTTGCAATCTCTTCACGTGTTTTATTTAAGAGAATGTCAAGGCGTTTAGCCTCTTCTGTGTTTAATCTTATGCTGTAAAGCACTGGAGCTAACACCAAAGTTATGAAGATGTTCCAAAACAAATATGGTGTTAATTCCATTGTGTTTAACTGTTGTCAGTTATATAAGTTTTACCAGTTGCAACTGCTGTAGTGTAAGATGTTTTATCATCTGAACTACCAGCTACGTCTGGAGTATCGTCATCTGAATCAACAGGTGCATAGGCTAAGACTAGTTCTATGTGGTCTACGTTCCTTTGTACCATTTCGTTAATATCAGACTGCTCCATGCCTTCAACATCCCAAGTTCCACCGTTTACACCGTTGATAAGTGTTACGCTATCTGTTGCTGATGTTAAGACTTCGCTTACTGTTTGTGTCATATTATTCTCCTTTTATGTTATTACCCTTCTAGGGTTTCTATTCTTGTTGTTAATGCTTCTATTTTAGCATCTGCTTCTTGTAATGCTTTTACAAGCACTGGTATCAATGCTGTTTCAGCTACTTCTTGTGAACCATCTTCTCTATCGTCCCAAAGTCTAAAGCCATCTTTAATACTGCTATCAGCATCAATAGCTGCTTTAACTTCTTGAGCTATAAAGCCGTGGTTAGTGTCAGAGTTTTTAAAGACTTCTGTTGAATCAGCTTCATAAGCGTTAAAAGTTTCAGGTAATTCTCCGAGATTTTTGTACTTAAAGGTACGAGGCTGTAGAGCATTAATAAAGCTAAGACCTGCTGTAGAGTCTACAATGTCTTTTTTATATCTTTCATCAGATACTGTTGCCCATGTTGCAGTTCCGTGTACGGCTCTGATGTCAGATGTACCTTTACCGACAGTTGTGTAACCTCCTGCAGCATTTATGTCATAGCCAATACCATTTGCATAAGAGGTTGATGCACTTGAAGTATGAGAAAACGTACCTAATAAAGCGTTACCTGTTCCAGTTGTTATAGCAACAGATGACCTGCCTGACTCTGAACCTAAACAAACATTGTGTGGACCTGTTGTAATAGCATCACCTGCTCTACCACCAATCAATGTGTTGTTTGTGCCTGTGGTCACTAAAAAACCTGCATCATATCCCATTGCTACGTTATAAGTATCTGCATTTGAAGATGGATTCATAGTTCCTAATGCACCCAAACCAATAGCTACGTTTCTGTCACCTACAACATTTGCATCTAATGCCAAATTACCAATAGCAATATTTCTATTACCAGTGGTGTTTGATGCTAAAGCAGAATCACCAATAGCAGTATTAAGGTTTCCTGTAGTGTTTAATTCTAAAGCATTTGTTCCAACTGCTGTATTGTTAGATGCTGTAGTGTTTCCTGTTAAAGCATTGTGACCTACAGCAGTGTTTGAACCACCTGTAGTATTGGCATCTAATGAAAATTGTCCGATTGCAGCATTTGAAGCACCAGTTGAATTAGAAGATAAAGCACTATACCCAAAGGCTGAATTGTTTGAAGCTGTAGTACTTTGATATAAAGCTAAAGAACCTACTGCGGTATTTTGAGTACCTGTAGTGTTTGATGTTAAAGCAAGTCTACCAACTCCAGTATTATTAGAGGCTACAGTATTTGCTCCTAAAGCTGCTCTACCAATCGCTACGTTATAAACACCTGTAGTATTTCCTGCTAATGCACTCCTTCCTACAGCAACATTATCTACACCAGTAGTATTTGCTGAATAAGAAAACTGCCCTATTGCAACTGATTCATCACCTGTTGTATTACTAAGCCCTGCTCTTTCTCCAATAAAAGTATTACTTGATGCAGTCGTATTAGCAGAACCTGCATCTTTACCTAAAAATGTATTAAAAGCACCTGTAGTATTAACACCACCTGCGTTATAACCAAAAGCAGAGTTGCCACTAGCTGTTGTATTAGCATCTAAAGCTAAAGCACCAATAGCTACGTTATTCTCACCTGTAGTGTTTACTTCTAATGCTTGATAACCTACAGCAGTATTAGATGTCCCTGTTGTTGTGTCTTGTAAAGCTACAAAACCTACAGCAGTATTACCTGTTGTTGTGTCTGATGTAAAGTTTTGATTTTCTAAAGCACCAACACCAACAGCAACTGACCTAGCTCCTTTTGTATCTAAACTTAAAGCAGATTTACCTATAGCAACATTATTTGTACCTGTTGTATTAGCATCTAAAGCATTTGCACCAACAGCGGTATTTTGTGTACCTGTGGTGTTTGCATATAAAGCATCTTTACCGACTGCGGTATTATTATCTGCAGTTGTGTTTGCTTGTAATGCTCTATCGCCTAGTGCCGTATTATTAGAAGCAGTTGTATTAGCTATTAGTGCTTGTTTTCCTACAGCTACATTATCTCCACCAGTTGTATTAGCAGTTAATGCACTCCAACCAACAGCTACGTTATCAACACCTGTAGTGTTTGCTACTAAAGTACTTCTACCAATAGCAACATTGTAACTACCTGTAGTGTTGGCATCCATAGCATCTTCACCAAGTGCAGTATTTTGTTGACCAGTAGTATTAGAAGTTAAAGTAAAGTTACCAACTCCTACATTGTAACTTCCAGTCGTATTTGCATCTAAAGAGTTTGCTCCCACAGCCACGTTTCTTGTACCTGTAGTGTTTTCTTCTAATGCACTCAGACCTACCGCAGTGTTATTAGCTCCTGTAGTGGTCTTATGTAACGCTAGATAACCAGTAGCCGTGTTGTTAGAGGCTGTAGTGTTATAAAACAAAGAGTGCGAACCAACTGCTGTGTTGTAATTGCCTGTGGTGTTAGTAGTTAAAGCAGTATTACCTACAGCAGTATTTCTTGTACCTGTAGTGTTTTCTTTTAAAGCAGAATGACCAACTGCTGTGTTGGCATCTGCTGTTGTGTTTTCTGAAAGTGTTGCATAACCTATGCCTGTATTATTAGCACCTGTAGTGTTGGCATCAATTGATGCGTGACCAACTGCTACGTTTTGTGATCCTGTGGTATTTGCACCTAAAGCAGCTTTACCAACTGCTATATTGTTTGATGCAGTTGTGTTTGCATCTAAGGCTAAAGCTCCTACTGCTACATTATCAGCACCTGTAGTGTTTACTCTTAAAGCATCTTTACCTACTGCTGTATTATCATCTGCGGTAGTGTTTAATTCTAATGAACCTTTTCCAAGAGCTACATTTCCTGAACCTGTAGTGTTTCCAGATAATGATAGATATCCAAGTGCAGTATTATTAGCACCTGTTGTATTAGCATCAGCCACAAGTCCACCTATAAATGTGTTTTGTACACCTGTGGTTGTGTCTACACCTGCACTATAACCTACTGCTGTATTATAGGTATTTGCAGCACTGCTTACGTTGTGTGTGGCTAAAGCATTTTCACCTATTGCGGTGTTTCTATGTCCCACAGTGTTAGTGCTTAAAGTGTTATAACCAACAGCTACGTTGCTATTTGCTGTAGTATTTGCGTCACCCGAAAGACCACCGATGAAAGTGTTTTGTACGCCTGTGTTTATTAACCTACCTGCGTGATATCCAACAGCAGTGTTGTAAGTGTTAGCAGCACTACTGGGATTAGTAGCAAACAAAGCACTATCACCTATTGCAGTGTTTCTACTACCTAAAATATTTGTACTTAGTGATAAATAACCTAATGCTGTATTATTTGAAGCTGTGGTATTAGCATCTAAAGCATTTGTTCCAACTGCTGTATTAGAAGCACCTGTAGTGTTTACTAATAAAGCATTTTTACCAACTGCCACATTGTTAGAAGCAGTAGTATTAGCATTAAGAGCAGCATCTCCTATAGCAGTATTGTTAGAACCTGTTGTATTATCTGAAAAAGATGATTTACCTACTGCTACGTTACTACCACCTGTGGTATTAGCGTCACCAGAAAGACCACCTATGAATGTGTTGTTTGTTCCTGTGGTTACTGCTGCTCCTGAGTTATAGCCAATAGCAACATTGTAGTTATCAGAATCATTGTTTTGTGTTGTAAGTGCTTGATAACCTATTGCTACTGACCTGCTTCCTGTATCTTCTGCATCTAATGCACCATAACCTATCGCAACATTATGGTCTCCTGTTGTTAAATCATTACCTGACTCGTCACCTATAACAACATTATAATTACCACCACTTGCAATATTAGTACCTGCGTTGACACCTATGGCAGTATTACTTGTACCTGCTGTTAAAGTAGCTATATAAGAACTTGCATCTGAATAAAATCTAGCAGTACCACCAGCACTAAAAGCTAAAGTATTTGCACCACCTCTGTATATTCCAGTATCTGTATCAGAAGCAAAAGCAATAGAAGGTGCAGAGTTTGAACCGTTTGAAACAGTTACTACGCCACCTACCGCTAGTGTAGAAGCCATATCCACAGCACCATCTATATCTACTACGTCTAGGTTAGTAGTTCCGTCTACGTCTATATCGCCTGAGATGTCTAGTGAGGTAGCTGTTAAAACTCCTGTTACACCTAAAGTACCACCAACGGTCATATCGTCAGTTACGGTTAAATCATCTTGTACTTTTAGATCTACTACGCTAAGACTAGCGAAAGCGTCAACAAATGCTGCTCCACTTCCTGCTCCGTCTGAATAAACTGCTTTAGTATCTCCTGCAGGAATAGTGATGTTGGCTCCACTACCTTGAGAGATAATTATATTTTGAGAGCCAGTTGTAGCATTTTCAATAAACCACATCTTGCTAACGGTGTTAGGGCCAATAGTAATAGTACAAGCTGAATCTAGGGTACCTGTATATTTAAGGTACATCGACCTTCCAGGGTCCGTTGCTCCGTCAGCTATAGTTGTTGCGTGTGTATCAGCGTTAGTTGTTATTGCTTCGGTACCATAACTAAAAGCTTCGCCTATTAGCTCTAAGTTTGTATTAGTAGTAGTACCCCAAGTTCCAGCTCCGTCACCTGTTGCTAATTCGTTAAGTCTTAAGTCATTTACGTATGTGCTTGCCATTTTTATTCCTCGTAAAAATTATATAGTATTTATGCAGCAACTTCATCCCAATCTGGAGATTGTGTATCTGATACTGTAGTATAAGACGGACTCTGACTTTCATCAACTGGTGAGTATGATGGTGTCTGGTCTTCATCTATAAGACCCCAAACCAATACATCCCCAACAAGTCCTGTCATAGCATTTAATTCTGGAACTATATTTGCTTTAGCATTTACAGTTAAGCTGCCAACAGATCCAGTTGCTGCAATTCCGTCAACATGCACGCTGTTGACCAATATAAAGGTTGGTGTTCCTACTGCTGTAGTAGCAGCAAGTCCTGATACCGATATATTGTTGTTGGTAACTAAAGATGTGGTTCCAAGCGCCGAAGTGCTTTCAAATCCTGTTACAGATATATTATTAACCGTTGATAAGGTTATAGTACCTAAAGCAGATGTTGCTGCTATACCAGTTACAGATATATTGTTGACTGATGTTGTGGTTGCTGTCCCTAGTAAGCTTGCTGCTAAAACACCTGAAACAGGTACATTAGCTTCAGCTTGAATAGTTACGCTTAAAGAACCTAAAGTAGCTGTTACACCACCTACAGAAGCTATTGCTTGGGCATTGACTGCCGCAACGGGAGTTCCAGTTGTACCTGCAGCGGGTGCAGTTGGCTCGACTGGTATTGAGCCTTCACCAAAACCTAACTGGCCCCAGGTACCTCGACCCCAACCGTTTAGGAAATCAGCCATTTTAGGCTATACGTATAATTGCCGTAGACGCTGCTTTTGCTGGAAATACTACTGTAAAATCACCTGCGGTAGAAGTTTTATCTCCACCAAAGTCTATAGTTGCTACTGATTTATCACCGTTTGTATCGTTATAAATCATACAGCCTCTTGCTGTAATTGTAGCTGTACTAAAGGTTAGATCATTAAAGTCTGTTACTGCTGTAGTACCTGTAGCAGATGGCGTTACGTTTGTTAACGCAGAACCTCCTGAAGTATAGTTAGTACCACTAGCTTGTCCAGTCGTAGTAAAAGCAGTAGTAGTAGCTCCTAGAGTAGCTGAACTTGTATACAAGGCCAGTTTAAAACTATTACCACTTGAATTGGTAAAGTTATGAGTTCCAGTTAAAAGCTCTACTTTAAAGCTTGTTGTCAGAGTAGATGTTATTGCCATATTAAATACCTTTAATTATTTTTGCTAAATCCTCGCTACCTTGACCAGATAAATCTTGAATTAAAGTAGCCTTATAAGATTTTAAAGCATTTTTAATATATATCAAACATACTTTGTATATTAGTTCCTGGTAGGCTCTTGCCTGAGCTTTAACATGCTCTTCATTATCGTCTGAAACTCCTACTATTTTTTCTGTTAATTGCTTCGCCCAAAACTCTGGAGGATGGCCTCCATACTGGGTCGTAGCAATTTCTACCATACCTAGTTCAGGCAATCCATCTGGAGTAATCTTTATTACCATTTGTTTGGCTCTACAGGTTCATTTTTTTTTAGGTGAGTGTCATTTCTATCTATCAAAATAGGTTCTTTTTCTTTTTCTGGCTTTTGATTTTTTACAACTTCACTACGATTCATACTCTGCAAATTACCTTCATCATCAGATAAAACAATTAAAGGGTCGTCTAAACGATGATAACCATATAACTTTTCTTCTGCTGGAACTGCTGCGTCAAGCAAGTAACTTGATTGAGCTACTTCTACTTTCATTCCATCACTCATACATTTACTTAACCAAAATTCGGTACAAGCTCTTCCTGCTTCTGCAAAATATAAATTACCTTTATAACCAAAATCTACGCCAAACATTTGTAAATGTCCTATTTTATTGTATAGAGCAAATGCTATTGCATAGGCAACGGTATTGTTAAGATAGTGACATCCCCATTCTTGTAATACTTCATTAATTGGATATTCAACTAGACCAGGGCATCTTTCGTCTAATTCACATGTATATATAGGTCCTTGATGTTCTTTTAATACTTTAGCCATACTATTAGTTTGGCCTCCTGCATCATCAGTATCTAAAAACCTAGATGGTGGGTCCATCATAAAGACTCTATCATGGTATATAACGTCAGAAACTGCGTTAATTGCCCATACTTCATCAAATTGTGCGCCATGTGATTTTGCCATACAGTAGTCAAACCAACTCCTGCCCATGCCAACAATGGCTACATTTTTCCCTTCAAGTTCCTTGATTGGATTCATACCTATCTCCTTTTGTTAAGTTAACTTACTTGCGAGCGGAGTGAGTCATATCGGTATTCATCTCGTCTACCTCTTGCCTCGGCTCGTTCTTTTATTCTTGATATTTCTTGCGAAAATCTATTCTCATAATTTGCTAATAAATCTGGCTCACCTTTCATAAAAGTGTGGCCTTCAATTAAAGATGCGTATAGTAAAGCATCTCTAGCATTAACAGATAACCAGGTCCCTGATGTATCTGAAACTAAACTTGTTGGTTTGTATAAGTAATGCAATTCTACTGTATAGTTTGCATCTGGTACTGGAGCTAAAGCTATTGTTGATCCAGAACTGGAAGATGTAGAGTAAGCTTTATCATAATCTGCATAATATTTTGGCAGACCTCTTAAAGAAGTATCACTTAAATCTGGAGTGTACTCTTGCATAAAACTTGGATGTTTTTTTAATAAAAAATGATAATCGTTTGTTGTTGAATCTATAACTGCTAATGAAAAAGTAAGAAGAAGATCATTTGGAGCTGTTAAAAACCTGTTTCCTGTTGTTACTGTACCTTGAACATTTTTACGAAATACATCTTCTTGAACTAAGTTAAATATTCTATCTTCTGCATTTTTTACAAAATCAGCTATTGTTGAAACAAAAGTAGATTCATCATTGTTAAGATAGTTTTGAATTAATGTGCTTAGTTCTGAATAAGTCATACTGTAATTGTAACCTCTCCTAAAGATGCTGTCATTCTATAACCAGGTATAGGACTACCAATTATATTATCATTATTACTTAATATGTAGCCTTCGCCAACCTCTATATCGTTATTTGGTCTAGGCTCGTATAAAGCTTCTGGGTCTGATATAGCTGGTTTTGGCTCTAGCTGAGGGTGCTTTACTTCAAAACATTCTGAACAAGTCTTTAAATTATTCCATTCTTTTTTAAGATCTAATAATTTATATTCAAAACCACATCTATCGCATAAAGCTTTGGCAAATTTTGCTGAAGCATAAGCCATTAACTTATATAAGGCCTAATTCTAAATGAAGCCCTATCCTCGTCTGTTGATGAAGCTCTTTCAAATTCTTCTTCATACATTTGTTTTAACATGCCTGACTTTTCTGGAGCTTTCTTTACTGATATGTAATAAGCTAAACCAGCTGCAAAACAAGGATAAAACCTAAAAGGCATATCCATAGTATTAATAGCTGTATCAGCATCATCCATTCTTACCAATTTATTAAACACCAATACATCTGTAGAATTTTCTGGAGCTGGCCATACTTTTAAAACTGCTGCATTTTGTTTGTCTAAAAAGAATTGACTAGGCCTTCCTGTTGTTGCTTTGACTGGTATATTGAGATATTCACTACGACTTAATCTTCTCATAGATAAATCAGTCGTTACGCTTCCATCAGTTCTTCTAAGACTACAATCTAATATATCTATTACATTAGAATCTAAAGTATAGTTTAAAGTGTCTTTAGTAACAGTTTGAGTGGCTTCTTCTATAGTCCATTGGTTTAGACCCCTATTGGCCCATTCAGCTAACATAAGATTAATAGAACGTTTTGCACTTACTAAGTCATAACCAGTACGTAATTCAAGACCACATCTTTCAAAAGCTTCTTCAACAAACTCAGTTACGTTTGGTTCAAAATTTGTACTATTAGATGTTGCCATAATTAATTTTCCTCTGGAGCATATAAATTGTTAAACGTTACTTTAGGATCCATATAACTCTCATGTTGTTCTGCTGAATGTGTCCATTGTGAAGGCATAAAATCTGGCGCTCCTTCACCTACACGCCACAAAGCAGGATTCGTAGCTCTTACTCTATTATTAGGTAAAGCTACAAAATTACCAGTATACTCGCCAGCATCAGTTAAATATAACACATGTGACTGCTTATGTTGAGCAGGGTCATCTGCTATTGAGTTATCAGTATAGTCTACAGTAAATAGATACTTACCAGTATGAAATTCTCCACCTATTTTACAAAGCCAGGGAGATGAACTTACCCTATCTAAAACCACAACAGAATGTTCGTGACTTAAGCAATCCCAAGGTTGAGCTAAATGGTCTTCCATAGGAGTTGGCCATTCCTCTAAAGGAATATCTGCTACTAAAGCTTGGATAGGCATTCTTGCCCACATAGCGCCGCCATGAATGTTTGGCGCATCTTCTTCATTGTCTATTTCACATCCAGTAAAAACTACTTGAAATGATAAAGATCTATCTGGTAGTGTATTTACAGCTATAACAAGAGCATGCAAATACTCTCCGTGATAATTACTATGATTTGCTGTAAATTCTTTTCTTACCCAACATTTAAACTGCGGTATGTTAGAAATTAAATATGACATGTAAGGTGCAAATTAAACTTTGCCGCCTTTTGACATATATTTAGTTCCTTTTGCTGCACCACCTTTGGCCATATACTTGGTACCTTTTGCAGCTCCGCCCATTGCCATATACTTAGTGCCTTTTGCTGCACCACCTTTAGACATATATTTAGTCCCTTTTACAGGTCCACCAGCAGCATACATTTTAGTTCTTTTAAACATTATATTCTCCTAACTCATTGTAGTTACTTTTCTACGGTTGTTCATAACTTTACCACAGCCTTTGGCTATAAAACCACCATTTTTCTTTTTGACTCTGCCATCTTTCCAGCTAATTGCTTTTGGCCCCTTTTTTTTATTTTTATTATCATTGCATTGAGCTAGAGTTGGTCTGCAAGCTGGATATTTTTTTCTTTTTTCGCCTTTTTTTCTACCGCAAGGACCTTTTGTATTGCAGTCAATCCAGCCTTTACCATCATTTTTGTTGTACCAATCTCTTAAAGTTTCTTCAGCCATTATCCTAATTTAGTTTGTTTACGTTTGCCTGGAAGCATGTTGTTAAAGCCTCTGGCGTTAACAAAAGTTACTTCGCCTCCGCAAGCTTTTTTAACCTTACTTTTGTTGCCCCAGTTAGCTGCGCCAACTTTTCTGCACTTAACCAAAGCTCCGCTTGCATAAGCAGATGGCCAAACATCATATCTGGCCTTTACTTTATGGTAACAAGCGTCTTTTTTTGTTTTTGATTTAGCCATTTAACAATCCCAGTCTCTTCTAGCCCAGTAGTTAGCACTACATCTATCACTTTTTATTCCGCTACTTCTAGCGCAATATGATTTTTTTCTTGATGCGGTATCTTTGTGCATACCCATTTTTTTATCTCCAAAGGTAATTCTTTTAACTCTACTGCTTTCGCTACTACAGTTTTTAACAAAAACTTCTTTTCGTTTTTTACCGTATCCAGGACTACCTTTTGAAATAGCCCTGGGTTTGTTGAGAGTTACTGTTTTACCTTTGTATTCAGCCATTATAAAAATTAATCAAAATCTTTATAAACGGTAAGAACTATTACATACGAATCGCCGTCAGAATGCCCAGTAGTAGTCAGCATAATATCGCCAGTTTTTCCACTGCCTGATGTATTTCTAATACCTCCAAACTCGGTAAAATCTTCATCTGTTGTATAGTCTGCGTTTAGATCCCAACAGATTGTATCTGTAGTCGCATCCCATAAAAGTTTTACACTCATTCCAAAAGTAGAATATACAATTTTTGCTAAACGTACGCCAGTACATGCTTGGCCTGTAGAGCTATCGCTTAAAGCGCTAACATCTATTTTTTTAACTGCTGCCTCGCCTGTACCATCGGATGTATTCGTTAACTGAATAATAGCGACTCTATCGCTATCCATCAATGTTGTTGAGGTTACTGCGTCTGCCATAAATTACTCCTTACGCGTCAGCAAATGGAGTTACTACAGTTCCTGAAGCTATAACTATACCTTCTACTGCATATTTAGCTGAACCTATAGCAGTTACTTTTACAATAGTACCAGCTATGCCGCCTTTAGTTGTTCCATTCATAGTAATAACATCGTTAGATGCACCTGAAATAAATGTTTTACCTGCTGCATCACTTTTACCTAAGTACAAAGCTCCAACAAATTTATCAGTTCCATCAGTTTTAATATCTAAGTCTGTAGCTGCTGTTTCAATTACAAAAGTAAAAGTAGCACCTAAATTATTAGTTTGGTTAGGATCATCATTGCTTCCTGGAGCCGTAGCAACAATAGTTGGTAAAGTAAACTTACCATCTGCATCGTTACAAGTTAAAATTTTACCAGCGTGTGAGTTTACGCTTAGTGTTGTATCTGCAGTCAAACTAACTACGTTAGCGTTACCTGCTGAAATAAATCCTGCTAGTGACTGGATAGGACCAGAGAATGTTGATTTTGCCATAATTTCCTCCTGGGAAATAAGTTCTATTGTCTCGGCTTGTCTGCTAGGTCAGTCGATAGAACAAGTTAATAAATCCTAGTTCTTTGATTGTATATTAGTTTTAGTCAAAAAAAAAGGGAGCCGAAACTCCCTTTAGACAATCAATTAAGATTATGCTCCTTGAGATGCGAACACAGCTCTCCAATTGGAGTAACCGAAGGAGTATCTTTCTCTAGCTTTGTAACGCATGTTACCAGTATCGAAATCACCTTCTAGTGATGTTTGCATAGGGCTTCTCTCAAAATGTTTGAATCCATCAGGACAATCTGTCTTTAGGAACCAAGCATCAGTATCTGTTAGATAGTTGTTAACAACATATCCTTCAGGGACCATACCCATATTTTTAATAGCATTAATGTCATTGTCAGAAGTTCCTACTCTGCCTGGGCTTTGTAGTAGTCTGTCAGCAACAAATTGTAATGCTGGTGGAACAATAAGCTTTCTTCCTTGTAGAGCAATTGTCAAATTTCTATCGTCAACTAAAGTTGAGATATTAATAAGAGCATCTTCTAACGAAGTCTCGTTTAAGTCAGCATAAGCTGTTGGTCTGTTACTTGCAGTACCACCGCCACCTAAAGGGTGAGAGTTTGATACTAAAGCAACGCCATCGCCACCAGTATAACTGCTACTAAAAGCATTATTAAGAACAGAAGCTGCCTTAATTTGCTTTGTATTAGCCATAGATCTTGCTAAAGCTTTTGTATATCTTGAGCCTAATCTATCGTATAAGTTATCTTCAACCGCTTCTTCAGTTAGAGAAAAAGCTAAAGCAACTGTTTCGTGAGCATAACGTGCAGTAAAGCCTTCAGTAGCATTGTCATATTCGACAGCGTTACCTTCGCCTTTTACTGATGCGTTACCAAATCCCACGATCATTACTTCTTCTTCAAAAGCTCTGTCTGATGACTCAGTTTCAAATATTTCAGTATGCTGATTATCATACCTAGCATATTCCATTCCGAACAAGGCGTTTAATCCTGGTTCTAATTCTTTCGCTAATTGCGCTCTATTTATAGCCATTATTATACTCCCGCAGCAGTTCTGTTAAAATGCTCGGCAATTCTGACGATAAAGTTAACATTGGTTGATAAAGACCCAGTTCCTAACGCATTGTTAGAAGGATCGTTTGATATACCCATGATTCTCAGTTGAGCTGTACCAGTAGCCATAGTGCCACTAATTTTAACTCCTGAAACGCCTGATATTGAAGAACCTGCAGCATAAACAATATCGCCATTCAAACCAACATCGGTTTGAGTAACGCTACCTGTAGCAGCTGATTGTACTTCAAATAAAGCATCTGGGTCGTCGACAACGGCTGCTTTGCAGTCGCTGGTTGCTGTCAATGTAGTCCAAACAGGAGAGAAAATTTTGTCTCCGCTTGAGTCTGTATAGTGACAGCCTTGAAAGACTCCTAGTAATAAATCGCCAGCAGCAGCAACGGCAATGCCGCCTGTGTTGACCATTTTTACTGGGTCGCCTGTATAAATAGTTCCAGTTGTACCTGTTAGAATGTCGTACTCTGTTGTTCCTGTAGAATTAACAGCCGAGCCTAACTTCCCAATAGGTTTTAAACCGAAAGGTGCATTTACATTCGCCATAATATTTACCTTTTTTTAAAAAGTTTTATTTAAGTGAAATCAGATTAATCTCTGTTTCCACCACCAAAAGTTACGCTTGTAGATCTCTGAGGTTTTAACATCGGAGAACTAGGGTCAGATTCTTTCATTAAGTCATTATCAACTGCATCTTGTTGCAGTTTTGCACGATCGTTGAAATAGGCGTTTCTTTCGTCACGTGTTTCATTAGGAATCTTCGCCAACAGCAAACCACCCACGGCTACTACTCCAGCGTGCCTTCCATCGTCCATGCTCGGAAGTTCAAAATCTCCTATCTCTTCAGAACGTACGAGTTCAAAACCCTCACGCATCCTAGACATAACATTCTTTCTATCTTCTTCGCCGACGAGTTCGGCTCTTATCCACCTGTAGGTATATCCTTCAGGTGCTGGAGGCGTATCCAACATAGATGGGGGACGCCAAGGTTTGCGAGCAGTATCTTTAGCTCGAGTTTCTGCAGAACGCGGAGTTCTGTTGTTTTGTTCTATTTTATTCTCATCAGTCATAATAATTTACCTTTTAATGTACTTAGCATATTCGCTAAGCGGCACATTTAAACGTTTTGCCATTTGAACTTCGCTTGCGCTAAGTTTGACTTGACGTTTGCGCCCAGAACTATCACTTCTTCCAGCTGGTGCAACATTCTGTTGCATTTTGCTATTAGACTTGACTTCATCACCTGTTGAGAATTTGTGAGGAAATTCAGTTCTGATACGTTTATCTATCTCATCATAATATGTTGAATCAGAAGTGTCAAAGCCCTCTTCTTCAATTAATTTACGATGAATGTTAAAAGCGGCTAAGGTCATTGTTTCATCTTCGCCAAACCACTCATTTTTACTAGCCCAACTTTCTGCTTCAGGATCTGGTTGAGCTTGTTGCTGAACTGGAGCCTGCTGCTGCATTGGAGCTTGGTAATTTTGATAAGTAGTTGGTTTTTCTACCTGTACTGGAGTAGTATTAGCCAACTTACTTTCTTCTACTGTTATCTTATCAAGAATACCCTGGGCCTTTGTTACCTTGTCCCAGTCTTGCTCTTGATAAGCATTTTTTAAAACTGCATTAGCTTGCGCTCTTTGAGAATTTAATCTGTTTTGAGCTTCAGATAAATAATTTTTATTTAACTCTGTACTGCTTTGTTTTAATTGTTGATTCTCTGCTTGTAATGACTGAGCATACTCATAAGCAGAATTAGCTGCTCTTTCTTGCTCTCTCATCTTTTTGGTAAGCGTAGCTATTCTTTTCTGAACGCCTTTAGAATAATCTTCTAACTCGTCTTCTTTCTTAACTTGCTTTTCTTTTTCAACAGAAACATCTTCAACAGAAGTCTGAGCTTCCTTATCTTCTGAAGATTCTTCTGTTTCTAGTTCAACAATTTGTCCGTCTTCTATAGGATCTTGTTGTATTTCTTCATTCATTTGTGGTTCTTGCATGAGTCCTCCTCACGTTATGCGCTGACAATGTCATCGGGATCATCAATGGTCGCAATAACTTCGTCATCGTTTATAATACGGCATTCTGCATCGTCGCCAAGTTTAAACCTGGCTCCTGCATATCTACCAATTAGCACCCAATCTCCCTTTTCACACCAAGGAGTATCTCCAAATTTGTTTTTGTCTGAATAGCACATAGGACCCATTTTAACAACGTAGGACACTACGGTTGCTAAAGATTCTCTATCGACTGTTTCTTTAATTAATTGTATGCCGCCTTCGGTCACACCTTTGCCTTTATATGGCAATATAAGTATCCTCCACCCAGTAGGTTGAGGCATTCTTTCTAGAAATGATTTATCGAGTAAAGATGGATCTAATACTCTTTTTGAAGCTTCTGTATAAGCGTTTTCTACTTCTTTAACCGCTTCTGGTTTTTTTTCTTTTTCAATTTTTTCAGCTTTTTGTAGATTTTCTCTTTCTACTGCTTTTGCGACATGGTCAGGAACTATTACCTTGCTCATCGTTTTCTATCACCTTTTTTAGCAATTCTCTAAGTTCAGATTCTAGGTCGGCGAGAGAATTGTAGCGCCCACGTAGATAATGATACTCTTCAACATCTTTAGCCCCATTCATAATGGAGATTTGAATATCATCTTTTTTCTCACCAATTCTTTTTTTTAGCTGTTCAGACAGCCAAAGAATTGACATTTAATATATACCAGAAAACTTGCCGCCAAATTCAGCAGCGCCCATACCTCTAGCCTTCCCTTTACCCATTCCTGGAGTAGAGGAAGCTTTAGTTTTTTTAGGTGCTTCTGAAACAGCTTTAAATGGCACGGAACCCTTATTAGAGTAACCTTGTTTTCCTTTTAATACTTTTATATTTTTCATAAGTGTACTTTACAGTCCTTTTAGACCAATATCAATTAATTTAAGTTCTTTTTGTTGATCCATTCTGTCTCTAGTTGTATCGTCTTTTAGCTCTGCTATATCTTTTTGAGCCTGAATCCTTTCTACATCAATTTTATCTTGACGTAACTTTTCTTCCATTCTCATCCTTTCTTTAGATTCAAACTGTTCTTGATCTTGAGACAACTCTTGACCCTTAAGTGCAAGTTCTTGTTTTCTTATAGTTACAAGCGGATCTTCTTCTGGTGGAGTTGATACTTGTTGAGAGAATTGTTGCATTAGTTCAGACATAATTGGCGAACTAAACTGAGCTAACATAGCCTGAGCTTGCTGCATAACTGGAGCTGCTTCTTGAGGGGGCATTTGTTGAGCTTGTTGTTGCATCTGTTGATACTGTTGCATAGCTTCTGGAGGCATTTGCTGTTGAGCAATTGCATCTGCTTTTAATTGTAAATGCTGCATGATATGTGAATGTATGTTTCCTTGTATCTGAGCATTCATCTGAACAGGAGCCATATTTAATAAAGACACGTGAGTAGCTATATGTGCATCATGGTCTTGCTCTGGAAATGCTTGAGCTGGTCCACCCATCATAAGTCCACTATTTTCCATACCAGACTCCATAGGTTTAGGAGTTGTATCTGGTGGTGGCATAAGTAATTGGTCTATATTATCTGCACCTAAAGCAGCATACATTCTTCTGTAAGCTTCATAAGTTCCACCAGGACCATGGATCTCTGGATTAGATTGAACTAACTGCATCATTTCTTGAGCCATAACTATTCTTTGGCTAGTAGAAAATATGTCTGGATTGCTTACTGGGAATATATCTACTCTATCATCAAAATCTTGTTGCTTAACTTGCATATTACCGCCTGATACTGCGTAAGGATAAACAGGAGGAAGACTATCTTTAAAGATAGTAGCAAGTAATCTAAATTCTTTCTTTTGACCGTTATGTAATCTTTTATGAATAGCAGATAATACTTTGCTTGATTTTTCCATTAAAGCCAAAGTAGTTCCAACAGGAGCTTGAGAGTTACCTTCACCAATATTGGTATCTGCAATAGAAGCAAATCTTTGTCCAGATTGTACTAATAAACCTAACAAGTTAAGTAAAGTACCACTTGGTTCTTTAAATGGTAATGGCTGAATAGCATCTCTAAGTGAGCCTGCTGGCGCATCAACATCTCTAAACTCACCAGGTTGGATTGGAGTATCCTCATCTCTAATTCTTATACCTCTAGTTTTAAAACCAGCAGGTAAATTAGCTAGAGTACCAGCATCAATTAACTGTCTAACAATAGATGTAGAAGCTTTGGATAAACCACCAATCATGTGTGTTAAACCAAACCCATAAAAACCTAGTCCAGGAAGAAACTTGAAGTGAACAAAGTATTCAGTCTTTTTCTTCATTGGATCTTCTTCTTTGAAGTTTCTTCTAATAGCTAAAATGTTTTCGCTGTTAGAGTCTATAGTTACAATATAAGGCAACTTAACCCCACTAGGCTCACCATCTTGACCCATATCTTCAAAACCTTCTAAGTCTAAATTGCAATGAACTTCATACAAAACAGATACCTCACCATCATCATAGCTTGGCTCCATACCTTCTAACTTTTCTTTTTCTGATTGTATGTCTGAATTTAAAGTAACATTATCTCCAGACTCAACATCTACATTTTTGTAAAAGCCAATAGCTTGTAATTTTCTTACATCATTTTCTGGCATCTTAACAACATGAGTAATTCGCGAACAGGTTTCTAAGTCAGTTGTATAGTAAGGAACAATTAAATCTTCTGGAGCTACAAATTTAGATACAGGTCTTCCTAGCGTTTCATCGTAGTAAACCTTCTTAAACGCAGAACCTGCAAGAGGTAGATAAAAAAGCATTTGGTCTAATTCTTCATCATACTCTTCCATGACGTGAGTAATCTGATAATTCATAAACTCTTTAACTCTTTGAGCTTGCTCTTCAACCAAACCATCATAAGCACCTATCACTTGAGTCTTGACAGGGCCTCCAGCTGGTAATAATTCTTTATATGCTTGCGCTTGGAACTGAGTAACAGATTCTCCTAATAAGGGATGAATAACACCACTAGCTCCAGCAAAAGGCTCAGATCTATTATCGTCAAACTTCATACCTAAATACTTTAATCCATCTGTATAAGTATTTTCCCAATCTTGTCTAGATGATTTATCGCTTTCAATAGCTCCTACTAATTCTATATAGATAGTAGATAACTCTTGAGGTGATATAACTTCTGCTAAATTTTCTGCAAAACCTACATTTGGCATCATAGGCTCTTCTGGCCCTAATATAGCTGAGCCATCTGCTTGCATTTGAATATTATCTTCGCCTTCGCCCATAGCATCCAAGACTTCAATAATTTCTTCATCAATATCTTCAGTTGATCTTTCGTTTGTTAAATCTTGTACTGGTTCTGCAATTTGAGCTGGATCTGGTACTTGTCTTTCAATTGCCATTAGTAATAAACCCTCTGTCTTATTTCTCTTTCTTTATCTTCATAATCATTATTTAACGAAACAAATCCGCCTTCGCGAAATCTCATTAAAGCTTGAGTCATAGTATCACATAAATCATCGTTAGCACCAAATGGAAATGATGCACATTCCTCTATCATATCCTCTGCAAAGGTCTTATTAGGAGCATATACCATTCCTGATTCAAAGATAGGAGCAACCGAGTGCATTCTAGAGTGTTTATCATGGCCTCTGGTTGGAGAGTAATTTACTACAGGAATACCTATTCGCCGTAGTTCTTGGGTAAGCGGAGTACCAGATGCTTTGGCTTCGATAAGAACCATATCGCATTCCCAATAAGTGTACTCACGCATAGCTATTTCTTTTAGCTCTGGAAAGTCCCATCGACCTTTTTGACAGTCTAATAATATTAAACAATCAGGAGCATCTTCTGAGGGTTTAAAAACACCCCAAGTAGATATAGCAGAGAAGTCAGCAGTTTGGTTTTTAGAAAAGGCAGTATCGTATGACTGCATAATATATTTAACAGGTGGTATGCTTTTATGAGTCCAGCGCTTCCACCAGTCACGCTTAATAATAGCTCCTTCTTCTGCTGTGGGATTTTGCATCCACTGAGCATTCCATTTGATTCCAGGAATAGAAGATTTAACTTTTAATAATTCATCTTTAGGCCAGAACTCAGGCCATAAAGGATTATCTGTTTCTGGGAAAATAGCAGGAAACTCTATCATTTCCCATTGATCTGCAAGTGCTTCTTTTTGAGACTCTAGCAACTTAGCTGTTAGATCTATAGAAGACCAACGAGTCATTACCAATACTATGGCTCCACCAGGCTGTAAACGCTGTCTAGGTCCAGAGGTATACCATTCCCAAGCTGACTCTAAAGCGTTGGGGCTAAGAGCATCTTGTTCTGAATGAGGGTCATCAATAATCAATAAATCCGCACCCCTACCAGTAACAGCACCACCCACACCAGCTGCGAAGTATTCGCCGCCCTTGTTAGTTTCCCAACGTCCAGCTGATTTGTTATCGGCTTGGAGTTTAACTTCTGGGAAGACATCCTTGTATTCTTTTTGGTCCATCAAGTTTCTGACCTTACGACCAAATCGTACGGCTAGTTCCCCTGTATGGGTTGTTTGCATAATCTTCATCTTAGGTTTCTTACCCATAATAAATGATGGGAAAAAAGTAGATGCAAATTCTGACTTGGTATGACGAGGAGGCATGTTAACAATTAAACGCTTAATTTCTCCTGTTGCTACTTTGTTAAGTTTTTCTGCAAAAATCTTATGATGACGACCACATATAAATTCTGGCCACATATGTTCCACGTAGGACAAAAAATCGTTTTGGCATTTATCTTGGGTTTCAAAGCCGTCCAGCTTTTCTTTGAGCATTAGAGCTTCTTTCAGCTCTGTCTCGGTTAAATTTGAAAGATTCATTTAGATTTATTTAATATATCTTCTATTTCTTCAATTTGTTTTCTTATTGGAGTAGCCTGGTTATCTATTCTTTTCATTGCAGAAGCAGCGGCTTGAGCTTCATCTGGGCCACCTTTTTCAAAGTTGTATTTTTCCCTTTTAAAATTAAATTCTAATTTTTTAAACATTTTATTTCTTTTTGCTAATTCTTCTAATAATTGAGTCCTAGTCATCTTAGCAAACAAACCACCAGGCAAAGCCATCATAGGATCACTTGTTAAACTGTTAATACCACCGCTTACAGCATCTGCTATTTTTTTACCGCTAGGGTTCATCATTTGATACAAAGGACCGCCAAAAGCTTCTCTTTGTTCTTGAATATTTAGAGGTGCAATTATAGATTCAACGTTTGGTAAATCTTCATTCATTTTTTAAGCTAAATATTGAATTTGTTGTCGCATACTTTCTGGGCCTTGAGTTTGCATCATAGGAGCAGGTCTTGCTACGTCATTGCTTCTTCTAAGCATCTGAATAGGCTGAGGTACTGGTCTAATACTATCTAAAGGAGGTCTTACTGGTCCACCTACTTGTATAGGCCTCGGTTGAGGTTTACCTATTTGTATAGGCATTGGTTGAGGCATCGGTCTATTAAACCCACCACCACCGCCTATACCACCATAACTAGGGGGTTGCTGTCTAAATCCACCTCCAAATCCTCCGCCAAATCCACCGCCATACATCGGAGGTCTTTGACCGTATCCGCCTCCCATACCAGGGAACATACCGCCTATACCACCGCCGAATCCAGGTCCAAAGGGACTCCCGCCGCCGAACATTGGAGGCATTCTTCTGTAGCCGCCACCGCCGAAACCACCGCCCATTCCTCCGCCGTAGCCACCGCCGTAGCCACCGCCGAATTGAGGAGGTTGCTGACCATAACCACCACCATAAGGATTGCCGCCACCAAATCCACCTCCGAATCCACCACCGAATCCAGGTTGTTGCATACCGTATCCACCACCAAACTGAGGAGGTCTTTGCATACCAAAGCCACCGCCGCCGTATGGATTACCGTACATACTACCACCAAATCCAGGTTGCTGTCCGAATCCGCCTCGGCTACCGCCGTAAGGATTATTGAATCCACCTCTATTACCAAAAGGATTAGGGAATGAGCCTAGTCCGCCTTGAGGGGGTCTTGGCATCATCATATTTTGAATAGGACCTCTTTGAAATTGAGCATTTCCAGCTCTCATATTTTGAACGGGTTGGATACCTTGCCTTCTTCTTAAATCATCGGAGTTTGTCAGATTTAATGTAGGAGAAGCAGGCTCTTGTTGTTGAGGCATACCTACAGCTGGTTGCATTATTTTCGCTTGTCCTTGGCCTCCTAGATTTGTTAGCCCCATACCTTGTTGATTTTGCATTTGAAACTGCATTACATCATACCTTGTAGTTCTTGACCTATTTGATCAGGTGCTTGAGTTGATTGAGACTGTAGAACCATTTGCATTAGACTATCTATATCTTCATCGTCTAAGCCTTGTTCTTTTAAGAAAGCAACTAAGTCATCCTCAGATATACCCTCAGCTAGTAATTGTTGAACTACAGTAACAAGCTGTTGAATCATTGCCATTTCTTTTTCTGCGTTGCCAACTTCGGCCATAGCTTCTTCTTGAGACATTGCCATACCAGCAAGTTCGTCGCCTATAGCTTCTCCGCCTTCCGCCATACCTTGAAGCGGGGGTTTTTTAGAATAATCTTCAATCCCCTTACTTAATATTGCATTTATTTGAGGCTCTGGAATATTAGGGTATTTTTTAACTAATATATCTTTTAACATTTGAGCTGTCTGTCCTACATCAAATCCAGCTTGAGTAGAAAATGCTCTTTGAATCATTTGATTATCTTCAGGGGATATTCCCCCAACAGAACCTCCACTTGCATATACGCCTCTACCTTTTAAAATATCAGCTTGAGTAACTTGTCCGTCACCTGTTAGGTCTGGGAAGGAAGCTTCGCCTCCGTTTGAAAAATTATTTGGCATTGGAGGAACTTTCTCTTGAGGACCTGAAGATATAGGTGATGCAATTCTATTAAGCATTCTAGAAGCAGGTTCACCAAAATCTTTTCCTGTCATTTGCTGAGAAAGAATTTGCCTATCTAAATTAGAAGATCCTCTGCTATTTAATTTATTAGAAAGCATCATATCAGCAATACCGCCCTGGATTTCTATTTTCTTTTTTTGCATTTTATCAATAGCATCCGCAATCATCTGCGCTCTTTGATTCTCACCATTTCTAACAGCCATCTCGTACTCTTTCATCATATTTTTAATTTCTGATTCAATCGCAAACATCTGGCCTTCTGGGCTTCTATCTTGCATTCTTGGTTCGTTGTCCATATTCATAATTTATTCCTTATCTTAAGAAAGACCTGCCTCCGCCTCTTTTTCCACTAAATCCACCTAAACCACCATAACTAATTGGTTTTTTAGGTTTTGTTGAAACAGGAGTTTTTGCTACTGGTTTTGGTTTTGCATATACAATTTTTTGTCCGCCTGCCTCTTTAGTTTTGTCTTCTACCATTTTTAACATACTAGGATTTCTAGGATTTGCTATTGGTTTTGTTAAAGCAGGACCGCCAATATTAATTGGTAATCCATCGCTATCACCTGGTCCAAAGACAGGACCGCCAACATCTCTAAAACCAGGGCCATCATCTATAAATAGCTGCGGAGGTTTTTTGTCTGGAGGTGGTTTATCGTAGAATCCTGGATCTCCTCCTCCTGGTCCAACTCCAGAAGATGGAGGTGTATCTGCTGGAGGTTGTCCAGCATCTTGTAACGCAGCAATCTGCGCCTGTAAATCTGCAATTGTTTGGTCCCTTTCGGTTACTTGACCTTGATATTGAGTGCTTTGACCTGTTAATTCATCTAACTGCGCTTGATAGTCTCCAGCTTGGGCGTCAAGTGCCTGGGCTTGCGCATCTGCAGATTCAGCTCTAATCGTATCTTGTTGGGCAATTGCCTCATCCCTTTCAGCTATAGCAGAGTCCCTTGCGCCAGTTAACCCATCTATTTCACCTTGTAAGTCGCCAATAGTACCTTCTAGACCACCAACTATACCTGCTCGCTCTGTAAGAAGCTCTTGCTTGAGTCCTTCTAAAGCTTGGGCCTGTTGTTCAGCTGCTTGCGCTCTAATATTGTCTTGTTCTGCAATAGCTTGGTCACGCTCTGCAAGAGCGGCCTCTTGAGCAGATTCTATTTCAGCAATCCTTGCCTCTAACTCACCTCTTTCGCCGCCAAACTGTTGTTCCATCTGGGCAACTATTTGCTCACGCTCTTGGGTTAATTGTTGTTGTTGAGCCTCAAGCTCTGCAACACGCTGCTCATCACCCTGTTGGATGGCAAGTTCTTTGTCTATTTCTAACTGAGCGAGCTGTTCGTCCAAGCTAGTAATCTGCCCTTCTAATTCGCTACGCTCTCCGCCGAACTCTTGTTCCATTTGAGAGACAAGTTGCTCTCTTTGAGCGGTAAGTTCTTGTTGTTGCGCTTCTAATTCAGCGACTCTTTGTTGATCGCCAGCTGCAATAGCTTCTTGCTTAGATACTTCTAAATCTTGTAGTTGTTGGTCTAAACCTGAAATTTGTCCTTCAAACTCTTGTCTTTGGTCGGCAGTAACTTGCTCTGCTGCGGCTACGGCATCTATACCTTCAGCCTCTGCTTCAGCGACAGATGCTTCAAGTTGAGCTACTAGCTCCGCCCTCTGAGCATCTAAGGCAGCGATTTGCTCTTCAATAGCTTGCTGACTCATTTCATCTTGTTGTAAGAAAGCAGCTTCTAACTGTTTGGTTAAATCACTCTTGGTATTAATTAAATCATCTATATTGCCTTGTAAGCTAGCAACCCTATCGCCAAAGAACTTTTCAGTCTCAGCAAGTCTTTGACCAAATGTGGCTCCTAGGGACTGAACATCCTCAAAAGGACGAGCAGATGATAATAGCTCTTCATTCTCTTCTTCTAAAAAAGGTAGTAAAGATGGCTGAACAAGCTCTTGTCTTTGTAATTGTCTTGGGGCGTATCCTTCTATTTGAAAATTTGAATTGACAGGTTCAACAGATGGAAGATCAATAGGACCCCTTACATCCGAACCTTTCTCAGGTAGATTCAAAAATGAATAATCTGTATCAAATGGATTTGCCATACGCCATATCATACCATTCAAAAGTCAAAAAAGTATAGAAAAAATTATTTCTGTATGGGTACCTTATTTGCAAAAACCGTTTTGAAAAAAAATGTAGAAAAATTTTGCAGGCAAGTGTGAATCTTTTGGAGAAGAGTTTGAGCGAAGTGTCTCAAGCCTACCTGCAAAACCTTTGGGAAAATTATAACTGGAATAGGGTACCTTATACAAGTAAAAGTGGAATCCTAAAAAAATGGTAGATTTTGTAACTGTAATACTGTTCTTCTCCTAGTATATAAAGTACCTAGTTATATTTTGGGGGGTGGGGGTTTTCTAATTATCCGACTTTGTCCGACCTTTTTTAGTCCTATAGAGTCCCAATTATTAAAGATCCGACTAATAGATCCGATAGATCTATCGCCCCCTGGGGTCAAATCTTCCAGGGGATCCCCCCCACCTGGGCCGATCAACTGGGGAAGATCCAGGACAATATTCTTTTCTACTAAATAAAACTCCAGGCAAAAAAAAGGGAGACGCTAGTCTCCCCTGATCCCGACTGCCCGACCTATTGGCTAACTCTTAGATCCTCCTGATAATATCCATCAAACCAAACACCCTGCTCTCGCGTATCGTCACGCTGACAATGGTCTTGGGCTTCCTCTAAGGTTAGGCCAGACTTGATCACCTTATGATGATCAGGATCGTTATTATCAAAACAAAATCTCACTATCTTATACATCTAACTAGCCCTCCTATCTAATTGATCAAATGCTTCTTCAGTTCTCTCAATCAAATACATGTTTGGATAATACTCCAGGCAGATCTTGATCAGCCTGGGCGCTATCTTTAACAACCAAGGAAAGTTGGATCCGTCACACGCCAATATAGCTGAGGTTAGTTTTTTATATTCTAATGAATAATATGTAACTGGCGCCATATGAAGGTCGTAGTTACAAGCGTCATCTATTGCGCCTGCCCTGGTATCTGCGAGTCCTTGATCAACCAGGAGTTGACCAAGTAAGCTAAAGGATCCTGAGATTGGGGTATCTCTGACCATATCATTCAGGCGTTGTATTAACGCCTGGTTTCTTTCTTGTATTGTTTTCATTTAAAAATCCTCCTTTACTAATTGAACATCTAACTTATAACCAGCTAGTAATTCTGTTAACTGATCATCTAACTGTTGGATCTTATCTAGATCTAACTTGGCCTCTATATCTGCAACGATATTATTAATATCTATATCTTCAATTTTATCAAAAGCAGAATCCCAATCATCAGATTTATATTCTAGATCATCAACAGTTCCTATATAGTCATCAAATTTAGATGTTAATCCGTCCAGATCATACTTTTTGTTTAGATCATAAATAACAGCGTCAACTGTCCCAGGTTGTAGCTGGGTTATTCTTAGATCCATTAGACCTTCCAGACCTAGCCATTTTATTATTAAGTTCTTCATAATTTACACTCCGTAAATGCCCAGGGGTTATTCCCTGGTATATGAATTATAAGTCATATTATACAGATAGTACACTAATTCTTGAGTGATCCCCTGGAGGATCCTGGAGGATCTTGCAGCCGAGCTTCTAAAGATCTTTTTTTTCTTATTTATTAATATATACGGCATTTTCTTTTCTTTTGTTCTAGTCCTTTAATAGAAACCCGACACCCGACACTTCATATTCAACCCGACTCCCGACAACCCGACAGCAAAAACGCTATATATTTTTATATGCACCCGACAACCCCCCTAGATGCTATTAATTGATTATATGAATACTTATATAGAACATATCCAACTATAGTTGTGTACTATCTGTATAAAATAGCTTATAATCCTATAGTCAATTAATTAAATACGGAGATAAATATGACAAACAAGAAATATAACAATATAGCGGACATATCAACTAGCAACCTTTACAAGATGTTAGATGATGTTAGATATCAAAATACTGATAGCCAAACAATGATTAAAGCGGAAATATCTTTTAGAACAAATACAACGCCTTTAAATCAAATGTTTACTAACGCTGTTGATACTAACGCTATTAATAATTTATCCAAGGATCAGTTAGATAAAGTTGCAGACATACTAGGGGTGAAGTAATGGAAACTAAACAAGTAATTTATAACATGCTAACCGAAAATACGGGTACTCATTTTTTAGATAGTGGCGGGGCTAACGACCGCCATTGGCAAAAAAACCAGTCCAAGACTATTGATGATTTTGATAATGAAGAAGAAATACAAATTATGGATAAAGATTCAGAATATCCGTATC